AGTGGGTGATGAAAACTATTTTAATATCTTCGTCAGGTAATTTAGACACATCAAAACTAAATGTTTCAAAGTCTATATCAACAAATACTGGTTCCAAACCCACTTGGAATACGGGGGCAACATTGGTAACCCAGGTGCAAGCTGGGACCAAGACGCGAGATCCATCTGGTATATTGTAGAGCTCTTTAACAGCTGCCAATAACAAAAAGTTAGCAGTGCTCCCAGATGAAACAAAGAGAGAGTTCTTACAACCCAACCAGTCTGACCACGCCTTCTCAAATTCTGCGACCTTCTTACCATTAGTGTATTTATCAGTAGAGTTAATAAAGTCTATAAGTGTCTGTTTATCTGACGAAGTAATCGCGTCGTTCATTAACGGCCACCACATCTTTAAGTGTTTAGTGTATTATGTCTTTAACCCAATTGCTTATAAAATTGGTCTTGCTTGTCCTGTCGCTCAACTGACTTTACATGCCACATGGCGTTCAATGGGTTCGCTTCCAAGGCAATAGCCTTTTCATACCCTTGAAGCTTTTCATGAAGAGTTTCAGTCCAACGAATAGAACTCTTGTTTTGGAAGATTCGACCTTGGAAATCTGGCCAGTTAATAAACCCTGCTTCATTAATTTTGAAGTTGCACTTTTCCAACCATTCACCAGTATGACCAGGAACAACATTAATTCGTGGAACAAAAATCATATCACACTGAGTTTTCATAATTGGCTCCTTCATGTGTTGAATAAGAGGTTCTTGTGGAATTTCGTCCGCGTCAATCATGAAAATGTAATCTCCCTTACATTGGTCAATATGATAGTTTCTATGAGCAGCAAAATCTCCATTGAATTCTCTGTAATGAATGCTTATAGAGTCCTTGAATTGTTCCAAAACTTTTTTAACTTCTTCAGTCTCTTTACCGGAATCAACAAGAATATTAATGTCATCTGCAGAATCCTTCACTTTAACAAGAAATGATAGGAGAGAATAGAGCTCCTTATCCTCATTGCACACCTCGACAGCATATGTCATTGTTGGAACATCCTCTAGTTCAACCATTGTATCTATTAAAGAGTTCATTACTTTAAGTATTATAATGAGTGCCTTTGAACTTAAATTTTTAGAAATTGCTCGCCTTCTCAAAAAGAGTGTGTTGCCACAAAAAACCAATTTAAAAAAGTTTAGATTGGGGGGCCACCGAGATGGTGGATATGTTGTAGCAGAACTTGAGGATGATAATTATGATGCACTTTATTCTTATGGGTGTGATGACAATATTACTTTTGAAGATGCTTTTAATGAAAAATATAATAAAAAGTGCTACGTATATGATCCTTTCATTGAGGGTATAACAAACAAACCACATTATATAAATTATTTCAAAGAAGGTTTGGCAGAACATAATTTTACCAGTGAAGATAATATTAAATTTGGAACTATTGATACACACATTGAACAAAATGGACATACCGAATGTTCCAATTTGATAGCTCAAATTGACATTGAAGGTAAGGAATGGAAGGTGTTTGCTAATAAAATAAAATACCTCAGAAATTTCTCACAACTTTTGATTGAATTTCATATGCCATTAATGCCAGAAAAAGTTCCTAATTATGAACCATTTATCAAAGATGTTTTTGAAAAATTAAATGAAGATTTTGTTTGTGTTCATTTCCACGGAAACAATGCTCCTCTTCAACCATGGTTAGATGGATACTTCCCAAGAATATTTGAAGTCACTTATGTGAGAAAAGATCTTATCAAGGAACATTCACTTGAAACTGAACCATGCCCCATGGAGGGTCTTGATTACGCGTGTGCAACTGATAGACCCGATATTATTGTAAATTATTGGTTAAACAAAAGACTCTATGATTAATAAATATAATGTTTGGAAAAATTATTGGAAGATTTTTTTTGGAACCCCATTGTGGTTTAAAAGGAGATAATGAAGAGGGAACAGTCACTGTTTCTGAATTGGTTGAAACATTTCTTTTGTGGTCACATTGGAAAACCCAATTAAATAGAAGTTTTAAAAAAATTAAATTATTTACAATGTTTGAAACAACAGATGTTCATCCAGGTATTATAAAATCAATGAAAATATTTGATGAGGTTATTGTTCCATATGATTACCTGAAAGAAATTTTGGTAAAACATGGAGTTAATGCGGTATCCCTAAACTGGTACACATCTGATTTAATTAGAATGAAACCATTTGTTGTTCCCAAAGTTATGGACAAAGAAAGAAAAATATTTTTGTATGTCGGAACAAATGATAAAAGAAAGAATGTTACTACCCTAACAAAAGTTTTTGCTAAAGCTGCGGAGGGAACAAATCATTTATTAATTGTTAAGACAAACAAAGAAGATGAATTGACACAAACAAAAAATATTCAAATTATAACTGAAAAAATTTCATTAGAAAGACTTGCAAGTTTATATAACTTATGTGATTATGTCATTTCATTTACAAGAGGAGAAGGAGTTGGATTACCAATGTTAGAAGCAAATTATTTTGGAAAACCAGTTATATGTCAAGACCAGGGTGTTTTTAGGGATGTAAAGAAAGAAGTTAAATCAGGTTGGTTGACACTACCCTCTAAAGAAATACCTATTGATTTGGAAGGGGTTCCAGATTTCTTACACCAAGTATTTTATGGAACTTGGTTTGATGTTGATGAAAAGGAATCCCACGATATTATAAAAAATATCCTTTTAGAATAAGATGCTTGTAGCTATTTTGTTAATAATTATAAACATATACATTTTCATAAATACAAAAGAGCCTCATAATTTCAAAGTAGTGAAAGAACGATACAGGATTCTCAGGGAACACATTGAAAAAAATGGACCAGAAGAATTTAAAGTTTTAGAAAATGAAATACCCCTCGTTGCCCACAATAAAATTTTTAATAAAACTTTGGGATACAACACGAACAAAGGGTATGAAATAGGTTTGTGTATAGATGGAGAACCAAATGAAATAATGCATGTTCTCATCCATGAATTAGCACATTCAACAGTCGATGAATATAGCCATAGTTCAAATTTTTGGGAACAGACAAAGAAACTTAAGAATATATGTAATGAGTTAGGAATTTACCAACCAATCAACTCTAAAACTAGATTCTGTTCATCCTATATTCAGGACGGTGAATAAAAAAATATTGAATTACATTAGATTAAATAATGATTGACATGCAAAGTCTTCAGATGTCATTTACATGGTTCTTCTTATACCTTGCAATTTTGGCCCAACATTTCTCAGATGGATATGTTTATAACACTGTGTGGATGGCGGGTATTGTTCCACTAATGATACGATTCTTTGCTGCTCGAGACCCAAATCTTCTTCTTGTACGATGGAAGTTCCTTTTCCTTGTCATCATCATGAGTGGTGGCTTGTTAGGTGCTTTCATGAATGTGACACCAGAAATAAGTAAAGGAACTAAGGAATTCGGTAAAAAACCAAAGAGTAATATCAAGGTTGCCATAATGTATTTAGGATTCTTCCTCTTCTCATTGCTTGTTCTAAGCACTGTCATGAGCGCGTTCCCAGTGGAAAACATGAATTTCAACAATGCTTTGAATTAAATTTGAAAAACTTGTATTTTTCAAAAAAAATGTATAAATTTATATGTTTTCAAAAATAATCTACTTTTTGAAAATGTAACGTTGAATAATGAAATAAGCGATCGCCGCAACGAGACCAGTAGAAGCGAGACCCACCGCTGAGCGTCCACCCATGTCATTCATGAATCGTGGAACTGAAGAAGCGAGTTTCTCCTGAACAGGCTTGCTAATGGCAATAGCGGCACACACACCAACGAGAAGCGCTTCCATTTGATCATCAGTCAAGTTGAATGGGTTTTTGTTTTCAGCAACTGGCTTGGGCTGTTCAGCTGGTTGTGGAACCATGCTCGCTGGTGGCTGGGGAGCAGTCATAGTCAAGCTTTGCATGCGTGGATCGGCACTTGGAGCTGGTGGTTCAGACAAACCAATAGCAGAACCTGAGTTATATGATTCAACCAAATCAGAAATTGGAGTGGAGTCCATGGTCATTTGTTTATTCTCGACATTTTTTTCTACGGAATTCGCACCCATTGGAGGCATTAATTTGCGTAATTTTTCTTCATCTTTGGGTGACATTAAAGTTTCAGTCATGGGTGGATTTGAATTTGGAGAATTTGGTGGTGGAATGTATGGATTATCCAATGCAACCATACCGTCATCGCTCATTGCCAAATTCATTGTATTAACTCCTGACATTTGGTGTGTACAGATGTTTTATGAAAAATAACTTGACGCAATTATTTCTTTGCCTTTGTAATTGTTATACCCACTTGTTTTTTACCAGCCTTTTTCATCGCCTGAGTTGAAGAAGTTGCACTGTCATATTTAGGGTTATACATCTTCTTGTGCATACCCCAAAAACCAGGTGAACCCACCTTAAACTTTGGTGGTGGGTATTTAGCCTTATACCAAAATACACAGTCCTCTATTTTATTAGATTTAACAGTATTATCCAGTATAAGACATTCGAAATTTTCTGTACATGCATCCATTGTTTTATTAAATAGGTCAAAAGTAGGGAATATACCGAAAAAATTTTTCCATATTTTTTCTCGGTTAGCAACTATATTTTCCCTGAGTACAAAAACATAGTCAATGTTTGCTCTTAATGCGGGAGGCATATCCATACAATATTGCATAGAAAGCATAAAAAATATATTGTAGTGTCTACCGTTCATAAATACTTGACGCATAACGGTGTCTTTTAGGAACTTATTATCATACATGCAATCATCTAAAAGCATAAAAGAAGAAGACTTTTTACCACTTTTTATAATTTTCCTCTGTCTATCCATAACTCTCTCAACAGCTTCCTTATCGTATTCATTGTATATGAACAAGTCAGGCACAAAATTTCCATAAAATCCATTACCATCTTCAGTTCCTGATTGAACTATTCCTGTTGGTATATGTTTCTTATGATACATAATGTCTCGAATAAGGTAAGACTTACCCGTGTTTCTCTTACCAATAAAAACACATATCCTGTCATCTCCCATTTTTTTGGGGTCAAATTTCTTCAATTGTAGATTGACTGGAGACATCTTAATATTCCTCGCTGTTTTTATTCATTAAATTTTTACTCACCTATATTAGTAATGTCAGGCACCTTGAAAATTGCTGCGAAAGGTGCTCTAGACCAATGGTTCACAAAAGATCCTCAGATGTCTTACTTTTTTGTAAATTATAAACGCCACTCTAAATTTTCTGTTGAACAAGTTGAGATGCCCTTTTCTGGAACCCAGGACTGGGGTAAAGATTTGTATTGTGAGATTCCATATTCAAAAGGAGACTTAATCAAAAACCTTGCACTTCGAATAACAATGAATGATATTGAACATGAAGACTTTCCAGAAACAATCAAAGGTAAAATGGGTTCATATGTTCAGACGATAAATCTTCCATATGTTCCTTCTGTATGTACTGAATTAATTGATTATGTTGATTTATTCATTGGGGGACAGCATATTGAAAGATTAACAGGTGAATACATTTACATACACCAGCAGTTGAACAACAGTGGAAATGATGTTAAGAATGCTCTTAGAAAAATTAATGGTCATGGAGACTTTTTAGATAATCACACAGACGATGCTTACGATGATGTATATGAAATTGTTGCTGCATCTATGCCCGAATACAATGAAAATAACTTTAACACTTACATTTTAGACCTTCCATTTTATTTTTACAGAGAACCAAGTTTGTCTATTCCCATGTGTGCTCTTCAAAGACAAAAAGTTGAAATGAGATTGAAACTCAAAGAATTTAATGATGTCATCTTTGGTGGTCGAAGAATAGGAAAGCGATGGGGGGAAGATATTAAATCTGTATTGAGAAGTGTCTCATTAGAATCAAGTTTTGGTTTCTTAATGAACGAAGAAAGACATTACTTGATGACTAGACCAATTGATTATGTTATAACACAGGTCCAGTTGGCACAGTTTAACATGGAATATCCACTCTCTAAGAAAACTGTTATGCTCAATTTTAGACACCCAGTCAAAGAATTATTTTTTATTGTTCAGAACGATGCATACAAACAATACAACAATACTCTCCGTTTCCAGGAAATTCAAAGAGTTGAATTAAGATTTAACAATCAAGTTGTATTTGACGGTAATCATGATTACTTGGTATATGACCAACCAATGGAACACCATGTAAATATTCCAGAACAGAGAGTCATGAAATATAGACATAAACACAACGAATTTGTTGAAATTAATACTTCTTCAGAATTTGGTGTATACAGTTTTGGATTACATCCAGATAAGGCATATCCAACAGGCCAAGTCAACATGAGTCGTATAACACATCAAATGATGACCATTGAAATTGACCCTGAAATCAACGATTTATACTGTCCCAAGGTATATGGAACTGTTTTACCAAAAGCAGATGCAAGTGAAGGTAGAATAGCGACTACATTGAGATATTCCAACGGAAGAACATCACCAGCAGTGAAAACATATGTGAGAAGCAAAGACAATCAAGTAAGAGTCTATGCAGTAAATTACAATGTATTAAGGGTGGCCGGGGGACTTGGGGGATTAAAATTTTAATAGGTATTAGTAGGAATGGCTGGTCGTCTTCAGCTTGAATCCATTGGAAAACAGGATAAATATTTCACCGACGATCCAGAGTTTAGTTTTTTTTCACAAATGCATAAGAAACATACACTTTTTTCCAGACAAAGTATTAAGTTGGAAGGAAACAAACCCATTGATTTTAATGAAGTCATCAGGTTTACAATACCACAAGACCAAGGAGATCTTTTATCAAAGGTTTCTTTTGAATTTGAGGTTGACCCAATTGTATTATTTAATCATGGTTTTGTAGATTCACTTGGACACGCAATTATTGATTATTGTGATTTGTACATTGGGGGTGTATTAATTGAAAGAGTGACAACAGATTATCTTCAAATTTATTCAGAACAAAGTGTCACCCAAACAAAACAATATGGCTTATCAAAAACATTAGCCAAAACATTAGTTCAAAATTCAACAGATGAATACTTGACAAAATATAGTGTCATCAATTTTAACAAACCAAAAAAGTTTGTAGTCAACATACCATTTCATTTTTATAAAAAACCAGAACTTGCATTACCTATTTGTGCATTGAAAAAACAAGAAGTAGAAGTTGAAATTAAAACAAGAAGACTTGACGATCTTATTTTAACAAGAAGCTTCCAAAAATTTGCTAAATTTCCAACTATTCCATACCAACAAACATACAATTACAACTTACAAAGAAATATTATGGATATTCAGTTTATTCCAAATTTAGACAACAATGAATATGATGGAACAAAAATAGGAGGCATAGGTATTTTAGGATATCATGTTCGTCTAACAAATCGTCTTTACGCTTATATCTTAGCACTCGATGGAGATAATCTTAAATTTTATAACATTAATGCCGATGCGTATGTAAAAGAAAACAAAGATTTAATTGAAATTGAAGCAGTTTCTTTTTGGAGATTTCAAACAAATTTCTTATTCAAACAAACAGATCCATCAGTGTCATTAGACAGAAGAATTACAAGTGGAAGAACATCAAAGAAAACAGGTACACAATTCTTTGCCGATGGAACAAGTACCGCAACTGTTCCCAAATATAATACATTTGTTGTGGGAGATGAAGATACTGGTAATGTTTACATGTATGTAAACAAAGATGAAGTTTCAAGAATAACAACAGCCGTGGGATATGGAACATCTATAGCTATTTCTGATGATTCCGAAACTATTTTAGTAGGCGCCAGAGATTCAACCATAAAAGTTCTAAGCTTTGAAGATATTGAAAATCCAACTGAAGTAAAAACACTTGATTGTGGTGACCCAACAGCTGAACTCAGACAGGTTAAAATATCCGGAGATGGAAGATTTGCTTTCGCATCGGATGTCATTAACTTAAGATTATATATTATAAGAATTGATACTGGTAGAACATTTACAATAGATGGATTAGAAAGTGATATACGCTACGGTGTATCTGCAAATGGTAGAAGGGTTATAGTAGGTTTAACAACAGCGTCCGCTGTCAAAGTATACGATTTTGATGGTGATATATACACGTTGTCACATACAATAGCTGTTCCCAAAATATATGATACAAAGGTGTGTGTGGCAATTTCTAGAAATGGTGAATCAATATTTTACAATGTTGACTATCATGTGAAAACTGATTCTCTCAAACCATTTGAACAAGTTGAAATTAAAAATTTTAGAATGGTGACAGATTTCATTTTACTTGATAAAATTGAAAAAAATATAGTTTCAAATTCATGTAGAGATTTTGCTTTTACACAAGTTCAACAAGCAGAAAATCAACTCATACCTATATTTGACACAAATTATACATTTAGAACAAACTTTGTAAATGTCGTAAAAGAACTTTACTTTGTTTTCCAATGTTTGAGATTCAATAATGAAATGATTTTACCTGCATGTAATTACGACAACATTGGTATAGAAGTAGATTATCAATCTAATGTATGTTTCTATGAACACATGTATGACATGCAAATGATTTTAGATAATGAAACTGTATTGAATGAAGATTCAGGTGGAACATTCTTCCTTAAATCTATTCAAAGTGGACTTCATCATAAAAGAACACCAATGAGTAGGAGGTTTTATTCATACTCATTCGCGACAGAACCTGAAAAGTCATTGCCAACGGGACAAAGAAATTTTAGTGTTATAAACAATCAAATGTTTAAAGTAAATTTAGTTCCACAGGATTTATATAGAAGAGAATTGAGAGTCTATGGACTTACATATAATATATTGAGACTTGTAGACGGTGCAATGTATATGGTATTCCCATACAGAAGTATGCCTGTTCCAACTACCCCAAATAACTCTATTGGTCCAAATGACAGGATTCCAGTATTGTTTGCAAACCAAGAAGGATACACAGTTCCATGTGTATGCCCAGAAATCTCAAATTGCCCAGAACCAGAAGATGTTCCAGGGTCAGGTTATCCTATGCATTAGCCGTTGCACATTCCCTAGCCAATTTATCAACCAATTCATTCATTGGATTTCCATTATGCGCTTTTACCCAACGCCATTCCACAACATCCAACTGTTGTGAAAGGGTGTCCATCTTAATCCATAGGGGCATATTTGCAACTGGCTTACCAACAGATGTTTTCCAACCATTGTGTTTCCATCTTTTTATCCATTGAGTTATTCCCAATTTAACATAATTACTATCCGTATAAATAGTTATTTCCTTCTCTCCAATTATTATACATTCCTCGAGAGCTTTAACAACAGCTGTCATTTCCATAATATTATTGGTAGAAGTATGGAAACCACCTTTCAATGTAAATTTGTCCTTACAAACCGCTGCCCATCCACCTGGACCCGGATTGTTAAGACAACTACCGTCTGTGTATACTTCTATCATTAAGTGATTAATGACTTATTTTTTTATATTAAACATTCTTCAAATTGGTTTTTTCGAACGCCGCATATCCAAGAGCACCCGCGATAATAATCACACTGACAATAAGAATAATATATCCAAAGTGAAATTTATTGTTTTTTTCTTTAGGTTTCAATGAACCAGCCATTTTATATATACTATCTACTGGATATTTTTTTTATTGAATAATATTAACATGACACTCAGTCCAAATACAATTGCTGCAAAAAAAAGAATGCGTGAAATGATGTCTCAAATGAAGAAAGTTGAAAATCGTGTCAAAAAATTTAAATACAATTCAAATAATAGTAATAACACTGTTCATGTAGGCTCAAACAATTTTCAAAATAAATTAAAAAATATGAAAAATCCCGTATATTTGGTGAGCGATGTTTTTTTTACCAATGGAAAAATAAATCATGTGTATGAAAAAAAATATTTGACAAAATTTAATAAACTTTTTAAAAAAAATAATCCATATGACTTACCAAGAGCTCCACTATCTGGTCGAATCATGTTAATAAATTCAATGAGAAATTACGGAACTAATGTAAAAATTAATGAAAAAAAAGTAAAAAATTTTAAAGATGAAAGAAAAAATTTGATAAATAAATACGGTGAGGGAAATTATTCAAGGTATTTATTCAAGAAACATTTTAATGGCGCTCTTGACATTAAAAAAATTGAAAACGAGATTAAAATTATTAAGGATTTTTTAAAATATTATATTTCATTTGATGCTAATCGAACATTAAAACAAGTTTATTACATGGGTGGATTTAAACCATATCATTTTGATTTCATGAAGAAACACAAAACGTGGACAAATTTATTATATAAATTTATTCCATTTAATGTTAAATATGACAAAATTAAAAATATTTGGGAACTTTCGGAAAAAGAATTAGATGATATAAATCACATATATGAAAAATACGAAAAGTTAAAACATTCAAAAAATGCCACAGTTCAAAAAAGCTTTTTGAATACAAAAGCAAGACTTATTATGATAAAAAATTATAAGAGCCCATGGAGACATTCCGTTTTTTAATCTTCTTTTTCACTTGATTCATCCTCATCCTCTGTAGCACATTCGGAACACAAAAACATTATCTCAGATGAAACATCATTATAAAGACAAGACAAAGCATCCCAAATATCCTCAATAAAATAAGGCATACTTACTAAAACCGCATAGGGGAAAATCCACAAATAACGAAATTTAAATTCCATTTGTATTAAAAAAGTTTCTAATTTTTAAGTGTTTGGGGTTTGATGTATTCACTCGCACGCTTAGGTGTTTTACAAATTGTATCACCACAATGGTCTCTGTTTTGATACACAGCATTCACACCCGTTGTTATTTCATCACATGTCTTAAGCGCCCATCTACCAAGTGGTTTTTTATCTAATTCGGTCATTTTAATAAGAGCCCGAGGCAAATTAAAAAAATGATTCATCTATATAAGTTTATTTCTTAATTTTTAAGTGTTTGGGGTTTGATGTATTCACTCGCACGCTTGTTTTTTAAGTGCCAAAGCCATTTTACTTTGTGCAATTTTCTCAGAACTTTCTACTTTTTTGAGATCCGTTTTAGCTTTCTCATCATCTGGGTCTTTTTCTAAAATAGCCAACAATTTTTCGCGTTTAGCCTTTCTTTCTGCCGCAGCCTTCAAACGACGACCTTCATTAATATTTGCCCTTTTCTCTTCCAATGTCATTTTTTTACCAGACAATCTTGCTTGGGAACGCCTTTCATCACCTTCAATGCGACGCAACTCTTCAACAATTTCTTGAGTTTGTGGTTGAGATAAAAGGTATTCCTTGTGTCTATCCCTAGCACTAGATGTTAAATCGCGACGCTTTTGGTTGTAATTTTCACGAGCTTGGGGTCTTGGTTTGTCTGCATTACTTATTTTTCCAGGGTGTTGTGTATTCCATTCGTCAATAATTTGATGACTTTTTTGTAATTCTGGAATTCTATCAGGTTTTTTACCCACTGTCAATCCATAAATGATTTCATATGTATTTCTCATTTTGGTTATTTCTCTTATGGCATCTTCTTGATTTGTAAAAGATTTTTTCCACCAATCTTTTTCTTCATGTTGAATTCTAGCATACCACAATTTATTAGTATTACACCAATAAACACCTCGTGTTCCAGAAGTATTATTAGAATTCATATTTGGTCTGTGTGCCACATTAGTTCCTTTTCTCAAGACCCTAAGATTACATCTTCTATTGTCAAGTGTATCACCGTTAATGTGATCAACAACAATTGATTGATCTTCACACAATCCCAATAAAAGTAATCTATTAATTCTTGGTCTTTTTCTACCAAGAGGACTATCCCAATCACATACTAAATATTTACCCGTTGAACCACTCAAACTCCAACTTGGCATATCAACAACAAATCTTTGATAGTCTTCATTATCAATAGCAAAAAATGCTCCAGGTCTTGAATTGATTGGCACGAGTGTATAATCCATTTTATATATTTCTAAAGATTGCAATCTTTAAGCCCACCCATCATACCGCTCATCTACGAAAAGTAAAATCTTATATTTTTTTAGAGGATATAAGATTTTATATTGAAATCTAGTAAGGTTATTATATTCTTTAAGCTTAGTTTGAGAATGCAAGTCCTCCCATACCACTTTGGAT